GACCAATGATCGCGCGCCTTGAGGCATCGTTCCAGCGCATCGTGCCAGGAGCCGAGCAGACCTTCTTGAAGTTCACGCTTGACGGCTTGCTGCGCGCGACGACGCAGGAGCGATACAACTCCTACGCGACCGCGCTGAACAATGGGTTCCTGTCGGTCAACGAAGTCCGCGCACTTGAAGATCGTTCGCCGGTGGACGGCGGCGCAGAGTTCTGGAAGCCGCTCAGCATCGGGACGCTGAATGAGACGGAGCCGACAGAGTAATGCCGTACTTCGTCACGGATCAGTCGCCAGACTGCAGCGGTTGGGCGACCGTCAAGGAGGACGGCGAGGTCATCGGCTGTCACGACAGCAAGGAAGATGCGCTCGCGCAGATGGTTGCCGTCTCACTCGGCGAAGGCATTGAGCCAGGCGGCGACTATGTTGCCGCGCGCGTTCTGCCTGATAACTACCGACCAGCACTCTCGCCTGACGTGCCAGAAGGCCGCGCCTGCGGCAACTGCGTCTTCTACAACGAAGCAAAGGTTGAAGGCGACAAGGCGTACTGCGAGAAGTGGGATGACTATGTAAGCGGCGCCTACTACTGCAATGCGTGGCAGCCTGACGATGGCGGCGAGGACGACGACGAGATGCGCGTGCTGATTGACGTGCCGCAATACATTCAGGAGGCAGCCGAGAAGGGTCTGACCTACGAACGCAACGGCTTCGCTGGCGAGGGCTTGACCGACCAGACCGTTGAAGAGGCACGCCAGCTTCGCGCAGGACAAGTTGAGGATGACAAGGTGACGCGAATGCGCGCGTGGATTCTGCGACACCGTGGCGACTGGGAAGGCGTACCTCGCAACAACAACGCAGACGATGCGGACTTCCCAGGACCGGGCGCGGTTGCCGCGTATCTTTGGGGCGTTGATCCCACAGCAGAGAACGGCGCAGATCGCGTCCTAGAATGGGCAGATGGCGTCCTCGCGCCACTGACCGAAGAAGAGAGGTTTGACGTGAAAGAACTTGAGACGCGCGCTCTTCCGATGGGCGACTTCACCGTTCGAGAAGACGAAGACGGTCAGAAGACCTTCACTGGCTACGCCGCGCTCTTTGGCGCACCGTCGGCTGGACTTCCGTTCACCGAGGTGATCGCTCCAGGCGCCTTCCGTCGCACGCTCTCGCGCGTCGCTGACGGCAAGAAGATTGTCTCCTTCCTCTTTGGACACGACGAGACACGCGCACTCGCCACGACCGCGAGCGGCCGACTCACGCTGACCGAAGACGAGCGCGGCTTGAAGGTTGAGGCTCGCCTTGACCCAGCCGATCCAGACGCCGCTGGCGTCATCTCCAAGCTGACGCACGAGGCGTTGGCGATGGGAATGTCCTTCGGCTTCACCATCCCAAAGAACGGCGATGAGTGGAACGAGGATGAGCGCACGCTGCGCGAAGTGAATCTCTTTGAGGTGAGCGTCCTCTCCGCAGGACAGACTCCCGCCTACCCAGCGACGCTGGGCTTGACCTCCGTTCGCAAAGTTGCGTCCCGAATGGGCGTGGACGGCGATCGGCTTATCTCAGCCATCGAGTCCCTGAAGTCGGCGCAACCGCTGACGGAAGAGGATGTCGAGGTGATTGAAACCGTCACGGAGAAGTTGGCTCCGAAGCGCACAGTGCTGGACCCATCCATCGCTCGCGCCAAGTTGCTGCTCGCCGAGATGGAATCAGAATCGCTCTAACAGCCACGAGACCCCGCCCCGCTGCGCTAGTACGCAAGCCCGCGATCAGGTCATCCCGCTAGGCGAGCCGCAACATTGTGGAAACAAATCAAGATAAGGAGACAGAAATGTCAGACGTTAGGAAGCTACACGAGAAGCGTGCTTCCCTCTTGACCGAGGCTCAGTCCATCGTGACTGACCTTGCCGAGAAGGGCGAGTCGCTTGAGGGCGAGTCACAGGCTCGCTTTGAGAAACTTACTTCGGAGGCTGCAACGGTTGCGGCCGCGATCCGTTCTGAGAAGGAAGCCACGGAAGCACGAAGTGCTGCTGATGCAGTTCGCGCCGAGTACGCCACGGCAATCGCTCCGAAGATCGAGAAGTCCGAAGGTTCAAACGACGAACTCCGCGCACTCGCCCGCAACGGCGGCGCGCAGGTGTTCGAGTACCGCGATGTCTCACGAGCAACTGGCTTGGGCAACCCAGTCACCATTGCTGACCGCGTGAACGTAGTTGCGGCACAGTTCAACCCATTCATTGACCCAGCAATCGTGACTGTGGTCCGTGCAAGCACCGGCAACAACATCCAGTTCCCACGAGTCACGGCTCTTGGAACCGCTGGATCGGTTGCTGAGGCTGGCACGATTGGCGAGTCGGACGGAACGCTCAGCGCCCTGTCCCTCACTCCAGTCAAGTACGCAACGATCATCCAGGTGACGGAAGAGCTCGCAACGGATGCGGCGTTCGACCTCAGCGGAATGATTGCCGAGAAGTGCGGCGCGGAAGTCGCAGTTGCTCACGGTGCCTTCGCTGGTACGGCTGTTGCTGCACAGGCTGCGCTCGGCGCAACTGGCACCGGCACCGCTTCAGTGAACCCAACCTTCACCGACCTTGCGAAGCTGAAGGCGTCTGTGAACCAGGCGTACCGACGCGCACCAAAGGCTGGCTGGTTGATGAACGACACGACGCTCGGCGTTGTGACTGGTCTCGTGGATACGGCTGGACAGCCAATCTTCCGACCAGGTGATGCGAACACTCCAGATCGTCTCCTCGGAGCGCCGATCTACAGTGCAGCACTCATTGACCTGACCGATGACACTGCAGGCGCAATCCTGTTCGGTGACCTCGGACAGATCTACACCGTCCTCGTGGGCGGCGTGTCTGTAGAAATTTCCAGGGAGTTCGCCTGGAACCTGGGGCTCATCTCCTTCAAGGTTCAGGTGCGCGGCGCCACTGGGCTTTCACAGGCTTCAGCGGTCAAGTCGTACAAGTCAGCCAACGTTTCCTAATCAGTAGGCAACTAGGTTGAGCGGCAGGGAGTCGGGCTTCGGCTCGGCTCCCTGTTGCATTAGCAGGAGGGCAGAATGAACATCTGGCACAAGATCAAGAAACTGGCTGCGAAGGGGTCTCCTAGAATCAACGTAGAGGCACATCCCAGCCTCGTAGAGCGCGCCATCGTCGTAAGGTGGGGCAATACAGCCACAATCAAGCGAGCGCCCGCCAGAGAGCGGGAGAAGGGCAAAAGCGAGTGAGCGAGCAGCGCATCAGCAGCAGGCAGGTCACGGTCGGCACGGCAGCCGTCGCCATCGGCGAGGGCTTGGTACCTGGCTCAACCTTTGTGCTGCATACCGACACTCAGGGCAACCACAACATCTTCATTGGGCCAGTCGGCGTCACAACCTCCACAGGCTTTGCGCTGCATAGTGGTAGCAACCTCATACTGAGCGTTCCTGAGCGCGTGCAGTTGTATGCTGTCACCGAATCAGGCACGCACGAGTTGTTTGTCCTACAAATCGGAGGTCGCTAAATGTCCTACGCAACGCTCGCAGAGTTCAAGAGCGCAATCGGGATCGGCACTGCCGATACGACCGATGACACCGCGTTGCAGTCGGTGCTCGATGCAACCGACGCGCTGATTGACCTCTACACCGACCGCAAGAACGGCTTCGGCACCGCGACCGAGACGCGCTACTACACCGCGACCGACTACCAGTACGTCCTTGTGGATGACCTCGTGAGCGTCACGACGCTGACGACAGACGACGATGCCAACGGCACCTACGAGACAACGTGGACCGCAGGCACCGACTACAACCTCGCGCCAGGCAACGCAGCGCTGGATGGCTGGCCGTACAACGAGATTGACGTCTCGGTGACGTGGCCGCGCAACTTCCCGCGCGACGTGTATCGCGGTGTGAAGGTAGTCGGCGTCTTCGGATGGCCGTCCGTGCCAAACGCCGTCAAGCAAGCCGCAATCATCCAAGCCGGTGCAGTGTGGTCAAGCCGCACCTCGCCATTCGGCGTGATCGGATCACAGGACCTCGGCGGCATCTTGCGTCAAGCGCGCGCGCTGCATCCTGAGTCGCAAGTATTGCTGGAGGCATACCGACGGCGTGAAGGTCTGGCTCGATGAGCTTCAATGACCGAACGATCATCGCTGGACTCGCCGCGCACCTGACCGCGAAGACGCCACCAACTGGCTACGTGCTTCGCACGGTTCACGCATTCCCGCCTGACAATCTCGCAGTGGTCCCAGCGGCGGTGATCATCCCAGGCGATGACACCATCGCCTACGGCGCAGCGAATCGCCAAGTCGTGCTGACGCTGAATGTGGTCATCTACATCCAGCCGCAGGCTGACCTCGGTCGCAAGTATGCGGACCTGATGACGTGGCGCACTTGGCTGCGCGACAGCCTGATTGACGGCGTGACGCTGAATGGCACAGACGCCGTGGCACAGGCGAGCGTGACCTCCACGAACATCGGCACCGACACGTGGGCAGATCAGGATTACCTTACAATCACAGGGACCGTTGAGGTCTCGTCAGTAGAAGGGATTGCCACCAGTGCCTAATCTTCAGAAGCCTCTGAGCTATCCAGTGATCAGCCACATTGACGTGCAGTTCGTGCCAGGCTCAATCCCACAGGGAGAGTTCGTGGCTGGTCTGCCTGCCGACGGTAGTATCATCAGCGCACCTGTGGTTCAGGCAGAGGCTTGGATCGCAGCAGGAATCGCCAAGCGTGCCGCGACTGCGGCTGAAGACAAGGAGAACGACTAATGCCAGCCGCAAGCGCAGGGAACGTACTGTTCAGCAAACTGGTCGCCTTTAAGGAGGCAACTCCAGGAACTATCCCAACGCTGACCAGCGGCGGCCGCAAGCTGCTCGTCACGCCAACTGGCGTGATCAGCGATGGCGTCACCATTGAACTCGGAACCGAGCGATCCGTTGCACTCCGCAACCCACTCATCGGCTCCACCGGCACAATCGTCTCCATTGAGCCAACCCTGAGCGCAACCGTTCCTGCGGTGAGCGTCGGCGAACTCCCACTCTGGCTCTCGATGAGCGGATCAGCGACGCCTTCTGGAACCGCTGCACCGTATGGCTGGAACTACGATTACTCAATGACGGCATCAAACAATCCAACGTCCTACTCGCTCGTCGCAACCGACGGACAGCAGCAGTACGTTGCGAACTACTGCCTCGCAGAGTCAATCACCATTGCGGCAGACCGCAACGGACTGACGAACCTGAGCGCAAGTATGTTCGCGCAGAACATCGCCAAGAACAGCGCGACACTCGCCGAAGGCACACCGACGTCACCGTTTATGGCGGGACGCCTCTGGAACGCCTTCCAGCACGGCAGCACCTTCCCAGGCACGGCTGACGGCACGGCGTACGAATACCTGCTCGACTTCTCACTGGAGTTCAACGCAGGCATCACACGCCAGTCGTACCTTGCAGGCACGGTGGTCTTCAGCACGCACGCTGAGAGCAACCCATTCACCGGCACGCTGACGATGACGGTCTCCTCGACCGCTTCGGCAGTCAGCACCTGGTACGACGCCTACCGCGCAGCGACTCCGAAGGGCGTGCGCCTGACGTGGAGCAATGGCACCTACTCGGCGCACATCCTTGCGATGATTGTCCCGACCGAAGTCCAGCAGATGGCTGGCGCCGAAGATGGTCTGACCACGATGGCCGTGACTGGCACACTGGTCTACGACACGGCGACTGCGAAGAGCCTTCGCATCGTGGTGAACAGCGACTTGGCGGCGTTGCCGTAAGTTCAACCTAGTAGCAGAGAAGGAGGAGGCTAGATGAGCTACAGAACACTGGAGATCGTATTGACTGATCCACCCTATGAGGGATGGACGGCGACGATGCGCGCTGACGGAATTTCGGCACGCATCTTTATTGAACTCTCAAGCGAGTCCGTGGAGCGTCAAATGAAGGCGCTTGCCAAGCTAGTGATCAAGCACGACTTCAAGGACGCGGATGATGTGCCGGTGGAGGATGTCCTTGACGCACCAATGGATGCTCTTGCCGCGTTGATCAGCAAGTGGGGGACTCAAGTCACAGCACTCCCCCCTCGATAAGACTCGACGCCCAGCGGCTGGCGGCGGGTCGCTCCTTAGCGCCGCACCCGCTGATTGCAGCGCATCTTATTGGCAAAGAGTTCGGCATTGCTCCGCACGAGGTCCTAGAATGGGACGCAGGCGACTTCAACCGCGCGTTGATGCTGATGAGCGACCTTCAGCCAAAGGAGAATAATGGCCGCTAACTCACTTGACCGCTTGACCATCTCGTTCAACGCTGACTCACGGTTTGAGTCCCTGCGAATGGGCTTCCTTGAGGGCGCCAACCCTAGCGCCTACAAGCGCCTCCTGAGCATCGCCACGCTCAACGCTGCGCGCACGATGGTCAAGCCGATGCGAGCCGAGGCTCCAGTCGGCAAGACCACGAAGTCGCCAGGCAGACTCCGCAAGTCCGTCACGGCTCGTCGCGCACGCTTCAACACACCGGCGGCGGTGGTCGGTCCGAGGGCTGGACGCAGCCGAGACGGTGGTAGTGGTGGAGCGTGGTATCGCTGGTTCGTCACCTCTGGGATCAGCGGCGTGCGTCAGACCAAGAACGGCGCGAAGGCAGTGAAGGCAGTTGCAGCCAATCCGTTCGTGACGCGCGTCTCAAAGAACCCTGCCCACCAGCAAGCAGCCATTGAAGCGATGGCGAAGACAGTAGAATCATTCTTCAACAACGAAGCGTTCCGCAAGACGATCCTGCGGTTCAAGCGAGGTAGATAAATGGCATTCGGGTCTGATCGCTCAGCAAACTTCGTCATCGCAGCAAAGGACGCCGCCTCTTCGGTTATGAAGGGAATCGGCAAGCAGATGGGCGCACTGGGCAAGACAGGCGGCGCAGTCTTCAAGACTCTTGCAGCCGGTGCCGCGATTGCCGCCGCTGCTATCACCACTGCCTTTGGGCTTGCTGCCAAGTTTGCCAAGACCGCCATCCAAGCTGCGATTGAGGATGACGCTGAGCAGCAGAAACTTATTGCCACACTTAAGGCGCGTGGGCAAACTACAGAGCAGGCAACAAAGCGCGTAAACGCGCTGATTGAAGCGGGGGCAAAACTTGCCTTCACTGATTCAGAGGTGCGAAAGGGCTACGAGGTTGCAACTCGCTTTGCAAAAAGGTATTCAAACCAGCAAAAGATTCTAACCACCGCGCAAGACCTTGCTCGCTCATCCAACATCAGCCTTGAGGCTGCAACAAAGATTGTCGGAAAGGCATTTGCGGGAAACGGCAAGGGGCTAAAAAACTACGGCATTGAGCTTAAGAAAGGCGTGAAGGGTACAGAGGCGCTCGAATCAATCAACAAAAAGGTTGGCGGAGTTGCGGAGCAGTTTGCCAAAACCTTCTCTGGTCAATTTAAGGGCGTGCGAATTGCCATTGACGAGACCGTTGAGTCAATCGGATTTGCAATTGGCGGAGGTGATGGGCTGCCAACATTCACTCGCTTGCTTGAAGGAATCCGACCTGTGCTTGATGATTTGATTGGGGAGATTAACGCCAACCTTCCAAAGATTGAGCGCTTTGGGCGCGTGCTTGTTGAGAAATTCCTAGCCAAACTCCCAGGCTATGTTGCAACCGCTAAGCGTGAGTTGCCAATTCTCATTGATAAAGCCACCAAGTTTATTGGCAGCGTGGCTACATTCGGCAAGGACATTGCAGCGTACTTGGGACCTGACGGCCTCATCACCGCAGGGCTAGCTGGCGTCGGCTTCAAGATGGGCGGACTGGCTGGGGGTATCGGCGCAGTATTTGCCGAGCAGTTTATCAAGATGGGCATTGACCCAATTACCGCAACGCTTACCGGCACGATTGGCGGAGCCATTACTGCTGGTGTAGTGCAGGGGCTTGGCAGCACAGTGGCGCAAGCCGCAATCAGCAAGTTCCTCGGATTATTTAAGAACATCCCAGTATCGCCAACGATTCCAGTAAGCGTTCCAGGTGGAGGAACACCCCCTGTGGTTCCAGTTGGCGGCGTCGGAATAAGCGGCATTGTAAAAACTGTGCTGGGCGTACTTGGTGGGCTTGGGGTTGCCTTTACCGCCCAGACTGCATTGCAAGACCAGGCTGTTGGGGCAATGCAAAAGGGTCAAGACCCACTCTGGAAAACCCTTACGATGCCCTGGACTTGGCCAGGAGCTGTTGGCGATATTCTACGCGGTGGTCCTCCTCCTCTTGCAATCACCAACGACCTCACGGTCAAGCTTGACGGTAAAGTAGTTGCGGAATCAGTGAGCAAACATCTGGGGCTGCTCGACCCTAACCCGCGCAGAGGGCGCTAAGTGTCAAACCCATACTCGGTCACCATCGCTGGAGTTGGCGGCGGGACCGCAAACCTACTCACGCTCCCAGCCGCAAGTGCAGGCACGACGCCATACATTGACCTTGAAAGCCTGAATGCAACGGTCAGCGCCGATGGCGGCGGCAGAATGTCATTCGAGGTTGTCCAAACTGAGACCCCGATTGCAGGGCCGTGGTGGAAGTCCGGCACGGTTGCAGACAATGCTCGCGTGCAGTTCTTGGACACACGCTATTCGGCTGGGACGGCTCTGTTCCTCGGATATATCACAGGCATTGACGCACAGATGCTGGGCAGTGGATTCGGCACGAGGGCAACGGTGACCGTTGCCGATGCCGACGGCTGGCTGGGCAAAACCCTCGTCAGGAAGTCGTACACCGGCACAGACATCTATCAGACGGTTGGGTCGTTCAAGCAGGGCGGCACTGCGCTGACCGACCGAGAACACATCGACAAGTTGCTGGCAAGGATTCACGACCAAGTGAACGATGCGACCACGCGCCAGATTCTGGACACCAGCATCATCAGCGGCAGCACTCGCGCGCGCTACTCAGGGACGGCGGTGGTACTCGGCGCACTTGACTTCAAGGCGACCACCTTGACCAGCGCGCTCAGCCAGATTGCAGAAGAGGCAAGCGGCGAGAATGGGCTGCCATACAACTTCTATGTAGACGGCGCGGCACGCCTGAACTATGGGCCGATTGTCGTGCCAGCAACCGCAACCGCGCCAGCCGAGATTGTCACTGACCCTACAGCTGCGCGGACTGGTAGTGCAGGGACTGCTACGCGCCTGCTTGCACACAATCTATCGGTGAGCCTCGACCACGACGAAATCGTGAAGGGCATCTTCGTGCAGGCGGCAGACTCACGCGCAGACCGCGATGGCAACGCCAGCCCGATCACCAACCAGCCCTACTTCCGCACCTACACAGGCAGCGCGCCAAACAGCGGTTCTGGGCTTGCCGCAAGGACTGGCCCGATTCCGCAAGAGGTGTTCAGCGCGCCAAAGGTCGGCAAGTTTGGATTCGGCTCTCGCTCCACGAAAGTTCAGCGGCTGACGAAGGGGACGATGCAGGTGCGCTCTAAGCCAGTTCGTTCCGTGTCATTCTCAATCTCTGGCGCAAGCCAGACGCAGACCTCAAATCCCAACTGGCAGTATGGGCTGGTGCAGGGCTACTCATCAGCAGGCTCGCTCGTATCTGCGTGGCTGCCGGGGCAGTTCGTCAAGGTGACGGCGGCCGCACTAGACTTGAACGAAGTCCTCCGAGTCGCAAGCGTGACCTACTCATTCGAGTCCGCAGGCTCATATCAACTTCGCGTAGACATTGAGGCAGAATATACAAAGCGCAGTGCAATCGCTGCGCTGCTCAAGAAAGTTGGAGGCTGATAATGGCAGAGCGATACGGCACAGACCTCACTGGGCTTGGAGGCTATGAGGGCGGCGTCACGAGCGAGAACGGCGCAGCGCTCGTCAGCACGAGCAGCGATGGTGAGACCGCAGAGCTATTTGGCGCAGCCGCACTCCGAGAGATTCAGGCAGGCGTAGCGAACGGCGACTTCGCTATTCCTCCTGACGACTCAACTGGAACCATCACCGCTGAGAACCCACTGCCCTACTGGACCTTCACGGATGATGACTCGGCTGGTGCGATCACCTGCGCAGTAGTGGCTGGCACGGCTGGCAACTCAATTCTCTGGAAAGTTGCGGCAGGAACGCCGACAGGAAAGACGGCAACTCTCAGCCGCTATGTCGCAGTGCCATCCACACAGGACAGAGCGTATGCGTTCTATCCAGAGTTCTATGTGTCGTCAACCACTAACGCAACGAGCAGGAATATCATCTTCACCTTGCAGTATTACACTGCCGCGTTTGCCACGACTGGAACTGCGATCACTCGCACATATGCGTTCTCTGATTTCGGTTCTGGCCCAAGTTCTGGCGCGTCGGCAGTGTTTTTATCTTCCGACAATTCGTCACGACTAACAGTGCCAACCAACGCAAGGTTCGCAAAGATTTCCATTCAAGTGGACACAACAGGAACAAACGCATCTGAGTCAACACTAAGTTTGTCTGAAGTGAAAATGCTGACAGCATATCCGATGCTGTTGGTTGCGGATCGTATTGACGGTGGCAGCAGAGGTCCTGCTTCAATCTGGAAAACCAACAACAAACTCATAATCTCTTTCAGTATTCCTACCGACTGGACATTTGGCGATCTTGCAACGACGGACAATCATATTCAAATCGATCCGACCCTCATCACACTTCGTGGAGCAAGCAGAGTCACTGGGACATTTGAGGCTCTCAGCACCGCTGCAATCACTGGCATAATGACCGCAGGGAACAT